CGTGAGGTGTTTCGGGAGGCTGGCGTTCTGGTGGTAGGCAAAGTTCACAAAAAAGAGCATTTTTATCTGATTGTGGGCGGCACCGTGGCAATTACGACCGACGAGGGCGTCCAATTTGTAACCGGCCCCCAATTGCTGTGCAGCAAACCGGGCACAAAACGGGCGGTTTACGCCGAAACGGATGCTTTGTGCATGACTTTCCACCGAGTAGAATCGGATAATGTAGAGGATGCCGAAGCTGAATTAGTTGAAGATGATGCGACATCAATGTTTGCAGTCGGCAATCAAATTAAAGCGAAGGAGTTGACATGACATTCTGGGTAGCTGGAGCCGCCATTGCAGGTGGTCTTATTGGGGCGTCAGGCGCTCGGTCTGCGGCATCAACGCAAGCAGAAGCAGCAACAACTGCCGCGCAAACTCAAGCAGGGTCCTCTGATAAAGCGCTTGCGCTACAAGAGAAGCTGTACAACCAACAGATCGCCCTTCAAGAACCGTACCGTCAAGCTGGCCTGACTGGCCAGAACCGGCTGATGGAACTGCTGGGCTTGGGCGGCAACACAGGCGCTGCTGGGTATGGCCAATACGCGCGAGATTTTGGTGCTGCTGATTTCCAAGCTGACCCTGGGTACGCATTCCGATTGTCCGAAGGACAGAAAGCGCTTGACCGGCAGGCTGCTGCGCGTGGCGGGCTTATCTCTGGCGGCGCGCTTAAAGCCGCCACTCGGTATGGCCAAGACATGGGATCGCAAGAGTACCAAAGCGCCTTCAATCGCTATCAACAAAACCGCGCTAACCAGTTGCAGCCTTTGGGCAACTTGATGGCGTCTGGTCAATCTGCGGCATCTAATCAAGGCGCGGCTGCTGGCAACTATGGGGCTAGCGCAGGTAACTTGATTACCGGCCAAGGCAACGCTATGGCCGGTGGCATCATGGGTGCGGGCCAAGCAGGTGCGGCGGGTCAATTAGGCGCGGCCAACACGTTTGCCAACGCTCTTAACACTGGCGTATCGTCGTATCAAAACCAAAATAATTTTAGTAACTGGTTAGCTAGGCAGCCGCAGGCAGGGTATAGCTATATGTACCCTGACCCAAATGAAGTAGGCCCACCTATTTCTGCTATGCGCCCTGTATAAGGATAAATCATGGCCGATCTAAACGCACTTATCGCGCAAGGCGTGCAATTCCAAGCACCGCCCAATCCGTTTGCTCAGTACGCCCAGATGCAGCAGTTGCAGCAGGGTGAACAAGCAAATCAGATGAACCAGATGAAGATGGATGAAGCGCGTGCGGCTGCTGTAGAGCGCAACGCGCTGCGTCAACTTAACCCCAGCGACCCTGGCTATGAGGCGCAACTATCTAAATTAAACCCGTCGCTTGGTATCGCGTATCGTAAAGAACGAAACGCCGCGTCAAGCGCTGAGACAAAATTAATTGCGGATAAGTTGGCGCTTCTTCCTGAAGCCTACCGCATGGCAGATACGCCAGAAGCATACTATAAACTTCACGAATCAGTTCATAACGATCCAGTGCTTGGGCCTTGGCTAAACAGCGTGGGCGCAACCAAAGAACAAGGGCTTGCTAAACTTAACGACGCCGTTTCTAAAGGCGAATTTGGCAAACTGCGCATGGCGTCAATGCAAAGCGTAAATCAAATTCTTGAGGGCATGAAGCCTTTGATTGTGGGTGCAAGCGCAAGCGCATACGACCCAACTACAGGCACGTTTAAACAAGCGCCTGCTGCACCTAAAGAATTTAGAAAAACTGATCTTCAATTAAATTACGACGCTGCCAAAGAACAAGGGTTTGTTGGGTCAATATTTGATTACGAGAAAAAAATTAAAGAAGCAAGCCGCGCACCTGCTTCGCCTGCTACGCCTGCCGCGCCAGTTGCGGTTGTCGGTGAGGACGGAAAAGTTAAATACGTTAGCCGCGAGGAAGCTATTGGCAAAGGCATGACGCCTGCATCGGCAATGGAAGGATTGGCGCCCAAGGAAATTCAAAACCGTGAAGCTAAGTACCCAGTAGCCAGACGCGCAGCTACTACGGTTGCTTCAACAATGACTGAAATTGAATCTACGATTGACCGATTGTTAGCCAACGAAAAAGGTTTAAACGGCATAACTGGTTTTGTTGGCGGCAGAACATTTGCAGTGACAAATGAAGCGCGTAAAGCTGAAGCCGATTTAAAGCAGTTAAAGAATTTGGCTTTTGTCCAAGGCTTAACTGAACTGCGTAACGCATCTTCTACCGGCGCTGGCGTAGGCAACGTAAGTAACAAAGAAGGTGATAGGTTTGAAAACTTAAAAGCGTCTCTTGAACAAACGCAATCCAAAGATGATTTAATAGCTTCGTTAAAGCGGTTGAAATCGCAATCAACATCTACAAAAAACGCGGTCAATCAATCGTTTGAAGATACTTATGCCTATAGGGCTAACGCCCCAACCGCTGCTGCGCCCAACCCCGCGCCTGTTGCACCTAACATTGACGCCCTTCTTAACAAGTACAAATAATCATGGCCACACTTGAACAACTTAGCGCGGCGTTGGTCAAGGCAGACGCTGCGGGTAACGCCGAAGACGCTAAAGCGTTAGCCGACGCTATTCGTCAAATGCAAACCGCACCTGCGGCAGCGCTTAGTGTTGAAGGAATGCCCACGGCCCCGCGCCAAGAATTGACGACTGGCCAAAAAATATACCAAGCGGTGCGGCCCTATGTAGAGCCAACCGCGACCGCGCTGGGCGCAGTGGGCGGTGGTTTACTAGGTACGCCGATGGGGCCGTTGGGCGCCGTGGGTGGCGCAGGCTTGGGTTACGGCATCGCCAAACAAGCCATAACAGCCGCCGATGTGGGCATGGGTATGCAAGCCCCCGCCCAAGGGTCTGACATCGTTACACAGCCGTTTAAAAACGTGCTGGAAGGCGCCACATACGAGGCGGGCGGGCGTGTGGTTGCGCCGCTGCTTGGAAAAGCCGTGGGCGCCGTCATGGATGTAGGTCAAATACCCAAACAAAAAGCGGCTGAAATTGCCCGCAACGCGCTTACAACTGATTTGCCGGACGTGCTTAACGCGCTGCGCAAAGCCCCTGCGGGCACCACTGCTGCGCAGGTCACGGCTGGAATCACCAACCCAACATGGCAAGCGCTGATCGAACGCCGTCTGGCCGCCGATCCCAAGTTTACGTTAACGCTCAAAAACATGAACGAGCAAGAAGCCGTGAACGAGTTGTCCAAGCTGGCTGGCGGCATGACCGCGACCGATGTGCGGGTGTCCACAGCGGGGGCTAAAGATAGGCTGAGCGCCATTACTACGCCGATGCGTGATACGGCGCTTGCCCGTGCCAACTTGGGCCAAAACGTGGCTGAATTGGAATCGCGGGCGGGCAGCATGAGCGACCAAGCGGCTGCTGAAGTTCAAAAAGTGCGCGAGTTGGTTAACGCCGGTAAAGTTGCTGAAGCTGCGGCGCGCTTGGAATTAATTAAAAAGAATTTGCCTGTTGGCTTTACCCAATACACATACAAGGGCCAACTAGGAAAAATGTCCGACGAGTGGGCCTCACAAGCCGCCAACGCATCTTTGGACTTGGGCCAAGGCGCTCGGTTTGCCCAAGGCGCCGCCGACAGCCTACGGTCTGTAGGCATCAAGCCTTTGAATGCGCCTGCGCTAGTCAGCAAAATAGAAGGCATGGCTGCCGCGCCTGAGTACGCAGCTAACGACGTTATGTCAACGGCGGTGAAAAATGTTGCCAATGACATCAACAAGTGGACAACCAGCGGCGGCTTAATAGACGCGGTGGCTTTAGACGCCATCCGCAAGAACTCTGTCAACGCGGCCATTCGGCAACTGAATCCTGGCGCTGATGCAACCACGCAACGCAATTTGGCCGCGTCGGTCATGACCAAACTCAAGCCGGTAATTGACGATGCGATTGCCAACGCTGGCGGCGCTGGGTACAAAGAATACTTGGCCACCTACGCCAAAGGCGCGCAGAAGATCGCCGAACAAAAGCTGGCAGGCAAAGCCTTGGAATTGTTCCAGACCAACAAAGATGCGTTTGTAAAATTGGTCGAAGGCAATTCCCCGCAAGAAGTCGAGAAGATTCTTGGCCCTAACAGCTACAACATCGCCAAGGACGTGAGCGAAACCACGCTTAACACTTTGCGCGATCAAGCTACCAAAGTTGTTCGGGATGCCAACATCAAGACTCAAGTGGCCGAAGGCCAAGACGCGCTTAAAGAATTGCTGACCCAGCATATTTCTAAGCTGCGCTTGCCGTCGTACATCAACGTTTGGGCCGCAAGCGGTAACAAAGCGCTTGGTATCTTAGAAAACAAGATTGGCACCAAAACTATGCGGACTTTGACCGAAGCATTTAAGACGCCGCAAGGCACCGCAGATTTGCTTAACACACTCCCCGCCGCTGAGCGCAGCAAAGTATTGCAGTTGCTTTCCGATCCATCTAAATGGAGCGGAGCCAGTATTGTCAACGCACTGTCCCCCGAAAACCAAAACGCATTGAGTAACCAATAATGGATCAGCAAACTATCAACATCATCATCGGCGCGTGCTTGACCGTGGCCGGGTGGTTTGCCCGCGAGCTGTGGACAGCCGTGCAGGAGTTAAAAAACGAATTGGGCAAATTGCCGTTGACGTACGTCACCCGCGTGGACTACAAAGACGATATGCGCGAGGTCAAGGAAATGCTGGGTAAGATTTTTGACCGGCTGGAAAACAAAGCTGACAAATGATTAATGCGCAGCGTCATACTCTTTTTGGCGCTGAGTACGGTATCAGCCGCCCAGGACAGGCTAATCTTGAACGCGGAGCCTCCCCCGGTCAAGAAGCCGCCCAAGCCCGTGCGGATATGCGCGGTGCAGGAGTTGTACGTCATCGGATGGTCAATACACGACCCAGCAGAACGCCACAAGGCCATGCTGGCGTGGCTGGATAAGACATCATGCAGTTCGGACGACTACGTGAATATTTGGAACGCTTTGCCCGAATGGGCTGGCACATCAGACAGCCCCGCCCTGCGGGCCAAAATCATGGAGAAAGCAAAATGAACGACAACATTAAAGCGCGGCTGACATTTGCAGTGACCTTGATGGTCAGCGCCACTTTGTGTATCTCGGTGCTGGGTATGGTGGGTGCTTTTTTGATCGGACTGTGGTCAAAGGAAGTAGACAACAGCGAAATATTCAAACTGCTAAGCCCCGCATTCCAGACCATTATCGGCGGCTTTATCGGCCTGCTGGCTGGCGTAAAGCTGTCCCACGATGAGGACGCTGTTCCTCCCTGCAAGAAAAAGGATTGATATGTTTGAACTACTAGGCGGCGGTGTCATTGGCTCTTTGCTTGGCGGCGTGTTCCGACTTGCGCCGGAGGTGCTGAAGTGGATGGACAAGAAGAACGAGCGTACCCATGAGTTGGCCATGTTCCAGCAGCAGTGCCAGTTAGAGACGCTGCGCGGTCAACAGAAACTGGCCGAGATTGGCGCCCAACGCGAGGCTGCGGTGGACGCTGGCGTGATGGACGCATTCAACAGCGCCATTGAGCAACAAACAGAGATGGTTAAGGCTGCCGGGGGCTGGGTGGCCAGTCTGTCGGCCAGCGTGCGCCCTGTGGTGACGTACTGGATTCTGCTTCTTTGGTCGTTTGTTCACATCTGGTTTGCATGGAACGCTTGGGCAATGGGCGCACACCCTGACGCCGTGTTCAAACTGATGATGTCTGGCGACTTTGCCGCGCTGGTCAGCGGCACCCTTAACTACTGGTTCCTTGACCGCACCTTGGCCAAGCGCGGAATATGAAGCTGGAGATCGCCGCCGCGCTGTGCAAACAGTTCGAGGGCTTTTCGTCCAAGCCTTACCTATGCCCAGCCGGTATCCCAACGACAGGCTTTGGCTCGACCTATTATTCTGACGGGCGCAAAGTCACGCTGCAAGACCCGCCCATTTCTGCCCAAGAAGCAGAAGCGCTGCTGCTGCATGAGTTGCACCACACCTTTTTACCTGGCGTACTGCGCCACTGCCCTATCCTGTTGACGGACGAGCGAAAGTGCAACGCCATTGTAGACTTCACCTACAACTTAGGAATTGGCCGTCTCCAGACCAGCACGCTCAAACGCAAGATCAACGCGCAGGACTGGGACGGCGCCAAGGAACAATTAAAACTATGGAATAAGGGCAACGGGCGTGTGCTGCCTGGTCTGGTCAAACGTCGGACTGCCGAATGCGCCTTATTTCCTTCATAGCGTCCCTCAAGTCGCCACGCAACTGTTCGAGGGCGTCCTGCTGGGCTTGCAAGCGTAGGTAAGCCTCGGTAGCAAACTTGGCCAAGTTCTCGTTTGTCCAGGCTGCAAAGTTTGGTAGGTCGTTCATGGCATTGGGCAGTTTTCAGGTGGGACAACAACGCACCAGATGGCGCTCCATTTACCTGGGCCACGGCCTTCCTTGGCAATCCAGCGGTCGATGTAGGCGTCGGGCATCTTCTGCAAGCTGCGCCCGGCGTTGGTGTAGTTCATGTTGAGGTAGTTGGATATGTCCAGCAGCGTCAAGCCGTCGGCGTACTTGTGCAACAACATTCGTATGCGGTGTTGGGGTGGCGTGTTCAAGAATTTTTCCCCTTCAGTTTAGCCAGGCACCATGAAACACCTTGGTCGAAAGTGTCAGGCATTTCTTCAATTTCTTTCCAATCCTCATCCGTCAGCCCTACCCATGCGCGCTGTGCATCCCGCACACCTTCCTTGTAGCCTCTATTAAATTCAGCATCAAGCACTTGTTGCATTACTTCAATTTTCATGTGTTCTTTTCCTCCAACATCTTGACATAAGCACAAAGGTTTTGAAAGACATGTGGCTCTAGCGCCACCACTTTGTTTTCGTGGTGATTGACGGCAAGCCATATTTGATAGCCGTCAAAACTGGCGTACACGCCATCACCTAAATAGGTACTGTGTTCATCCACAATTTTTCTCCTTTAGTTTGGCTTCAATGGCTTGGGCAAAGCCCTGCGGATGAGGATAATCAGCATGAATCAACGCTATCTCATCTAACGTCAGCCCTACCCAAGGGCGCTGCGCTGGCTGCGCCAAGGCTGCGTGCCACCCTTCCCATGCCCAATACTCAAAGCTGTCTACTATGCAAGGATTAATTTCGTTTAATGAGTGATGATTGCTATCCCACCATTCGTCAAACGCATCTTGCATCAGTTTGGCTTGCGCTGGCTGTGCCAACTTGTCCCGCGCTGCTGCTTTCTTTGATTCGTAGCCTGTCATGTGTTGCTCCTTGCTCTGATTTCGTTTTCCAAAAATTCGATGTGGGACTCAGCCTTGTCCAATGTCCGTACAAGATCGTCACGTTGTTGGACAACGGTGGTTGCTAACTCTTGCATCACTTGCAACTGGTGTTGCAGATGATTCTGAGGCTTTGTGTTCACACCACGGACGCGCAAGCGCATGATGGCTAAGCGGTGTTGTGCTAGTTCGTCTTTGAGTTTCATAGCCACCCCAAGTGTTTGCAAACAATAATGAGCATAAAAACTAACACCATAAATTGCGCTTGCCATTTTTCTCCATGAGGCGCAATCCAAATGGTTCCTAGGATTACCATAAGCTGCGTATCAGTCATTTGAACACCGCCGCTACAAGCATGGACGCACCCACCACAAAGATCACCCACACAATCAGGCCCTTGACCTGTTGCACAAACTGCGCGTAATCGCTGGTCTCGGGCTCATCGTACTCCCAGTCCTTTTGCTTGGGCTCCATGTATTTTTTGTCTGCTTCAGTCACGTTTGTACTCCTTCAGTCGCTCGTTAAGACGCTCAATGCGGGCTAGGCTAAGTTTGAGGCAAGCCTCTGCGTACTCGGTGGCGTTCTCTGACTCAAGCCTTTCGAGATGCGCTTGGGCCAAAGAATGCGTAATGACTTCTAGGGGAGTTAAGTCACGCCAATAGTCTTTAAAGAATTTTAAGAATTTCATGGTAATTTAGCTTCCTTTAATATTTCCATTCTCTCCCGCGCGACGCGCAGGGTGTTGTACCGCTGGTGCAAACGCTCCAGCACCGATACTCTTTGGAACGTCTTGCGTTCGTTATTTAGTAGGCCCAGCACTTCTTCTTCAGACAGCGTGGGCAGACGGTCATTTAGACCTCGCCAAGTGTTTTTCAATTCGTGTCTCCAGTTTAGCTATCAAGTTGACGCAGCGGTCATACGCTCGGTAGGCGATGGTCAGTTGGCGTGACCGTAGTTTGAGTTCGGCCTTGGCCGCTTTAAGTTGTGCTTTCAGTAACATAGTTCCTCCATTGCAATATCAGAAATAGCGCGCTTGTTGTGCAGCGCCGCCCAGATGCGTTCATCCACCGTTTTGTTGGTCAGCATGACGTAGCACCACACGTCGTGGCGCTGGCCGCTGCGGTGCAGCCGCCCTACGGTCTGCTCGTACAGTTCGAGCGACCAGGGCAAGGACAGGAAAACAATCCGGCAGCCGCCATGCTGCAAGTTGAGCCCGTGGCCAGCCGACTTGGGATGCACCAGCAATAGTTCGATGGTGCCAGCGTTCCATCGCTCAATAGCACGGTCGTCGTCCAGCGTCTGGGCGTGCGGGTAGCGCCGCTTGAGTTCGGCCAGTTCCTCTTGGTAGTTGTAGACAATAAGTGTGTTGGCACGTTGGTTCTCCTCCAGCAACTCGTGCAGCCGGTCAAACTTGGCCGTGTCGTACCACACTGGCGTCTGCACCGTGATCCACTTGCCGGGCACGTCTGAGGGCGTCTGTACGGTGTCGTACACAAACCCGCTGGCAAGCTGCTGCAACTTGCCGGTGACCACGGCGGCGTTGACGGCGGTGATGTCTTCCAGCTTGAAATCTTTTTTCATGGTGTCGTAGGGCTTGCGATTGTTCAAGTCGCAGCGCACCTCCACCGTATGGAGCGGGGGCAGCTTGTCGCTATACTCGCCTGCGTCCAAGACAAACGTCGCAGGCTTAATCACGGCCATGACCTTCTCCAAACTGCCCTTGCGCGGTGACCACTCGCCAAAGTCGGGGTTGATTAGCACGAAATACTGCTGCATGAACGCGCCCTTGGAGCGCCCCAGCAGCGCCTGGTCAACGATCTTGCACTGGCCGAACACATCCTCCAAGCCATTGCTGGTGAACGAACCGGTCAGGCCCCAGCGGATGCCAATGGGCGTCAGGAATTTAAGCAGGTCTTTGAAGCGCTTGCCGCTGGGGTTCTTCAAGCGCGTCAGTTCGTCAAACACCACCGCGTCAAAGGCGCCCGTGGGCAGGTTCTCGTAGTTGGTCACCACCACCTGGGCGTCTGACGCGAAGGCAGCGGCCCGCTGCTTGGCCGTGCCCACGGCAGCGGCCAGCGTGATGTTGGGCGCCCACTTGGGCTGCTCGGTCGGCCAGACGCTGGCGGCCACGCGCTTGGGCGCCAGCACGAGGAAGCGCTTGGCGTGGCCAGCCAGCAGCATATCCTGCATGGCTGTCAGCGTGATGGCCGTCTTGCCCGCGCCGACGGGGGCGAGGATCATCGCCCTGTCGCGCTCAAACAGGAAGTCAGCCGCCTGTTCTTGATATGGTCTAAGTTTCAAGGTACGCCTCTATGAGTGCTTGCGCTGCTTGCGGGACGATGGCGTTGCCGTAGGCGCGCAGGCGTCCCACTCTGGCGGTAGCCCCATGAGCCAACGGGAATGTGCTGGGTTCAACTGGCCGATATTTTCCGTCTCGGCAAGCAAGCCAATCGGCGGGGCGCCAGAAACCAGGCGCGCCGCATTGGGTAACTCGCTGTTTTTGTGTTTCGCCGCTCCCGCTGACCCTCGTCCATCCGCTCTTAACGGTGTTGGCCAACTCGCCAAATTCGCTGCCGCTTGCAAGCCGGGGGCTGGCCCCCTTTTGTTGTCCGGCGGTCGAGGCCCACCCGTTGTATCGCCCACTATTGGCGTCGGCCACAAACCAAAGTCGTTGCCGGATGTGCGGCGCGCCGACGCCCGCAGCAGGGATACCGACCGCCCCGCAGGCGTAGTCTTCTCTTTCCAAGTCAGTTTGAACAAGGTCGAGCCAACCGTGGTTAGCCGCTGCTTCAACTTGCTCACCAAAGATAACTGGAGGGCGGCACTCGCGGATGAGATTGAACCAGACGGGCCAGAGATGGCGCTCATCGGCGGCTCCTTTTTGGTTGCCTGCGGCGCTAAAAGGTTGGCATGGGCAACTACCCGTCCAAACAGGTCTACTGTCAGGCCATCCTGATTGACGTAGCGCATGGCTCCAGACTCCGATACCAGCAAAGAAATGGCACTGGGTGTAGCCTGCAAGGTCGGCGGGTTTAACATCTGTAATACTCCGTTCGTCAACAATTCCGTGGGCGATATGCCCTGCGTCTATTAGGTTGCGTAGCCACTGCGCGGCATACGGGTCAATTTCGTTGTAGTAGTTCATTTTTTTAGCTGAATTTTGTTGGCCCACGCTTCTATCTGTTCCTCGTTCCACAAACACAAATACTTCTGATTCAGCCGGATCATGTCCAAAGCAAATTGCTTTTGGAGTTCTGATAGCCTGCCTTTATCGGTCTTTAATTCCACGAACCAAGTGCTGCCGTCAGGAAAGCACGCTATCCTGTCGGCTACGCCTTTGCGCCCTGGCGAGGTGAACTTCCACGACCGCCCGCCTGCTCGTGCTACCGTCCAAACAAAATAATTTTCGATGTCTTTTTCTTTCATGTCAAGAAGTTTAGCACAAAAAATTATGCTACACTGAACGCCTCATCAACTAAAGGACGTTAAATGCAACATTCCAGTATCGTCGGCGGTAGCACCGCCAAGAGGGTAATCAATTGCCCTGGCTCGGTGGCCTTGGTGGCCAAGATGCCGCCCAAGCCTTCCAGCAAATTCGCAGACGAGGGCACGCTGCTGCACAACGTGATCGCCGAGATCATCATGTCGGACAACCCGCCCGAGCATTACCTTGGCCACAAGTACGAAGCGCAGGTGCTGACCCAAGAACTGATCGACTACAAACTCAAGCCAGCACTGGCTGCGCTTGACGAGATCGACCCCAACAAGGAGATGGAAATTGAAGCCGAAACAAGCGTTAACTTTGGTGACTTGCTCCCTGGCGTATTTGGCTCGACTGACCTTATTGGTCGCATGGGCACTCGCGCTGTTGTTCTCGATTGGAAGTTTGGCGACGGTGTTGCTGTGGATGTCGAGGAGAACCCGCAACTGATGTTTTACGCTGCGGCTGCCATGCGCACCCCCGCGTCTGCATGGGCCTTTGAGGGCGTCACCGAGATTGAGATGGTGATCGTGCAGCCGCCCGCTGTAAAACGCTGGGTGACCACGCCCAAGCGCATCGCTGAATTTGAATTGCAACTGGTGCAGGCCGTCAAGGCGTCCGAGAAACCCGACGCGGTTCTGCGCGCTGGCGAACATTGCCGCTGGTGCGCAGCCAAGCCGGTGTGCCCACAAATGACCGGCGCAGTTGACCGCGCCCTGAAGACGATCATTGACAACCTCGACCCGCCGACCATTGCCACTTATCTTAAAAATGCTGATATGCTGGAGCAGTGGATCACTGACCTGCGCGCCTTGGCGCTCCAACTGCTGGAGTCTGGCGCCAAACTACCTGACTACAAACTGGTCGCCAAGCGAGCGATCCGTTCATGGACTAGCGAGGACAAGGCCAAGGTCGCCCTGTTCGCGTTTGGTCTCACCGAATCTGAAGTGTTGGAGACGTCTGTGATCTCTCCGGCCAAAGCTGAGAAGGCGCTCAAAAAGCGCAAGCAGGCTTTGCCGGACGATCTGGTCGTCGCCATCAGTTCAGGTAACACCTTGGCCAGCGCGGATGATCCACGCCCCGAGGTGATGCTCCTGGGTAAGCAATTAACCGCTGCCCTTTCTAAACTCAACTAAGGACTATCATGTCAAATATAGTAGCGTTCTCCCAAGCGGGCTTGCCCGCAGTTTCCACCCTCGCAACTTCCCTGCGTGCAATTCAATCCGATGTCGGCGGCAGCGGCACGGTCATCCTGAAAATGGACAAGACCGGCCACTGGGTGTTTGGTGCAGACCAAACCGAAGTCGAAGACGACAGCACCTGGGCGGTCAATCCCTTTTCGTTTGTCCACGGCTTCATTGCTTGGGGAGACGGCGAGGTGTTGGGCGAGAAAATGGTGCCCGTGTCCCAACCCCTGCCGGAGTTGGACGGGGCGCCCCCAGCCGCCAAGAAGGGTTGGGAAACTCAGGTAGGCATGAGCCTAAAACGCCTGACCGGCGAAGACAAGGGCATGGAAGCGCGCTTCACGACCACTTCGGTGGGCGGGAAGAAAGCGGTACAAGCCTTGGCCGTCGCCTTGGCAGATCAGGTCGAGAAAGACCAAAGCAAGCCCGTGCCAGTGGTGTCCCTCAAGAAGGAACACTATCAGCACAAATCATATGGCCGGATTTTCACGCCGGTCTTTGAGGTAGTGCAGTGGCTTTCGTTGGACGGCGATGCCGAGCCGAAGAAGGTTGAAGAAGCCCCCGCAGTGGGCCGTCGTCGTCGCGCAGCGGCCTGATGACTCTCTGGGTTGACTTTGAGACCCGTAGCGCCTGCGACCTGACGGTCGCGGGCGTTTACAACTACGCCCAGCACCCGAGTACCGAGGTGCTGTGTATGTCGTATGCCTTTGGCGACGATGACGTGCAGACATGGCTGCCCCACCAACCTTTTCCTAAATGGCTGATGAGCCGTCACACTGGCCCAATCTACGCCCACAACGCCGCGTTTGAGCGCTTAATTTTTTGGTACGTCTTGCAGATCGACTTTGATCTGGAGCAGTTCGTTTGCACCGCAGCGCAGGCCCGCGCCAATTGCGCGCCTGGTTCGCTGGAGGACGTGGGCCGCTTTGCTGGCGCGTCCATGAAGAAAGACCACCGGGGCGCTCAACTGATCCGCAAGATGTCGATCCCGCCTTACGAGGAATCGCCCGAGTTGACCGCCGAGATGGTGGCCTACTGCGAACAGGACGTGCGCGCCATGCGGGCGATCAGCAAGGCCATGCGGCCCCTGTCTGCCCAAGAGTTGCAGGACTATCACGTCAACGAGCGCATCAACGATCGTGGCGTGCTGGTGGACGTGCCCCTGTGCCAAGCCGCCGTCAAGTACGCCAGCGCTGAGTTGGCTGAAATTCAAGAGATCGTCGCCGAGGTGACCGGCGGCGCCATCGCCAGCGTGCGCTCCCCCAAGATGCGCGAGTGGGTGCTGGAGCGCGTTGGCCCCGAGGCCAAGAAGCTGATGGAGAAGGACGGCAAGTATTCCATTGACAAAACCGTCAGGGCAAACCTGCTGCTGATGGACAACCCTGATGAGGTTCCCCATGACGTTCAAGAAGTCATCCAATGCGCCGACGACCTATGGGCGTCCTCGGTTGCGAAGTTCAGCCGCCTTGCGGGTCTGGCAGATGAAGAAGATCGACGAGTTCGCGGCGCTTTTGTGTTTGCGGGGGGTTCCGCCACAGGCCGTGCATCAAGTTATGGCGCTCAAGTCCACAACTTCACCCGAAAATGTGCTCAATCTCCTGAAGATGTGCGCTTGGCGATGGTACGCGGCCACGCAATCGTCCCCAGGTACGGAAAGCGCGTCACCGACGTCCTCAAAGGGATGCTCCGTCCTGCACTGATACCAGCCAAGGGTAAATACCTAGTCGTGGCCGATTGGTCGGCCATTGAGGCTAGGGTAAACCCTTGGTTGTCTGGCAGGGGCGACGAGAAGCTGGCCTTGTTTGCGTCCGGCGAGGACGTGTACAAAGTCAACGCTGCTGCGACGTTTGGGGTGTCTGTGTCTCAGGTCAACAAAGACCAGCGCCAGATCGGCAAGGTGCAGGAGTTGGCCTGCGGCTTTGCTGGCGGCGTGGGCGCCTTTGCTGCGATGGGCCGCGCCTACGGCATCCTGCTGCCCGAGTCGGACGCCCGGCGCATGGTAGACGCATGGCGTAGGGCAAACCCTTGGTCGGTGCCGTACTGGCAAGACCTAGAATCTGCCTACACCCGAGCGATGCGTAACAAGGGCAAAGAGTTCAGCGCCGGTCGGGTGACCTATATGTTTGACGGCCTGCACCTGTGGTACATCCTGCCATCGGGTCGCGTCCTTTGCTACCCCTACGCACGACTGGAAACCGAAGGTGTGACCTACGCTAAAGCCGCTTGGAAACCCGCCGCTGACGCCAAGGAGTGGCCACGCGCCCGCCTGTGGAAGGGACTGGCCTGCGAGAACATCACCCAGGCCGTGGCCAATGACCTGCTGCGCCATTCGCTGCGCCAGCTTGACGACGTGGTGCTGCACGTCCACGACGAGATCGTGATCGAAACCAGTACGCCCAACCCCGACGCCCTGCGCTCGGTCATGTGTACCCCGCCCGACTGGGCCAAGGGTTTACCCCTAGACGCTGAAGTATCAATCATGGAAAGGTATGGAAAATGAGTTTTTTAAAATATCTCGAAGACGTGGCGCCTGAGGGCGAGGTCATTTTGTTCGTGCGCCAAAAGCCCATATTGGCCGAGGGCGAGTTGCAATACCATGCCGATGGCGCCATCAAATGCACTTGGCCCGCCTACCTGCCCAAGAGATGGAAGCCCGACCAGGCGTGGTACGCCAATACCGGCTGCTTCATCATCGACCGATTCGACCAAGGCCGCGCCTCTGCCCGTGCTGATAACTGTGAGCGGGTCGCCTTCCTCGTGCTGGACGACGTGGGCACCAAGGCCAAGGAGCCGCCCATCGCCCCGACGTGGATCATGGAGACCAGCCCCAATAACTACCAGTACGGCTACACTTTCGCGCTGGATGACCAGCCCCTGAAGGCCGACTTCAGCGCCGCCATCGTGGCCATTGCCGAGGCGGGTTACACCGACGGCGGGGCCATCAACCCCGTGCGCAACTTTCGACTGCCCGGCTCGGTCAACCTCAAACCAGGCCGCGAGGACTTTGCTTCCCGCCTCGTCGAGTTCAACCCCGAGCGTGAGTTCTCCCTGCCTCAGATATGCGAGGCGCTGGGCGTGACGCCCAACCCAGCCGACACCGCCACAGTGCGCCCCATACGCCTTACAGACGACGGCGGCGACGATGTGCTGGCGTGGGCTGCTGCGCGTGGCGACCTGCTGGAGAAGGGCAATTCAAGCGGCTGGTGGGGCGTGGTCTGCCCCAATCATGGCGAGCATTCAGACGGCAACCCGATGGGCCGATACAACCCTGTAAGCCGCGCCTACTGCTGCCTGCACGAGCATTGCTCCGAGTTGGACAGCGTGGCCTACTTGGCGTGGGTCGAGGAGCAGGGCGGTCCAAAGCGAGCCCACGGCCTGCGCGATGAGTTGCTGGCTGCCGTCATGGAGAACACCCTCGCCAAGCTGACCCCCAATGTAGAGTACCCCGACGAGGCCGCTGCGGTCATCGCCGAGGTGGAGCGGCGCGAGTTGGGCCGCGTGGAGATGAGCGGGTGGTTCGAGCGGTTTGCGTACATCCAAGACGACGACTCTTATTTTGATATGCAAGACCGGCGCGAACTGATGCGCAAGACCTTCAACGCCATGTTCAGGCACATCGACTGCCGGTCGCGTCACGGCAAACACGGCAAGGTCGAGGCGTCGGTCGCGTTCGACGAACACCGCCAAGACAAGGGCGCCAGGGCGCTGGTCGGCATCACCTACGCTGCGGGTGAGACTGTGCTGGTGTCGCGTGAGGGGCTGGTGTACGGCAACCGCTGGCGCGACGCCCGCCCGGCGCCCGTGTCCGGTGACGCGACGCCGTGGCTGCGCCATGTCGAGCGCATGGTGCCCATCGACTTCGAGCGCGAACACCTGCTAAACGTCTTGGCCCATAAAGTGCAGTTCCCCAGCCACAAGATCAACCATGCCGTCCTGATGGGCGGCAATCACGGCTCGGGCAAAGACACCCTCTTTGCGCCGTTCTTTTGGGCCATAGGCGGCAAAGCCAAACTCAATTGCTCGCTGGTCAAGAATGAAGACCTGACCAGCCAGTGGGGCTATGCCCTTGAATGTGAAGTGATGGAAATTCAAGAACTGCGCCAGTCAGAGGCCAAAGACCGCCGCGCCTTAGAGAACATCCTAAAGCCCATCATCGCCGCGCCCCCGGAGTTGCTGACAGTCAACCGCAAGGGTCTGCACCCCTACCAGGCGCTGAACCGCGTGTTCGTGGTCGCGTTCTCCAATGAGCGCGTGGCGATTAGTTTGCCCTCAGAGGATCGCCGCTGGTTTGTCCTATGGTCAGATGCGACCAAGATGCCAGAGACAGACGCGCTCAGAATGTGGAACTGGTACACCATGCGTAGCGGGTTCGAGGCCGTGGCCCATTACCTGCACACCAGAGACGTGTCGGCCTTCAACCCTAACGCCACGCCCCCATTCACTGAGGCCAAGGCCATCATGGTCGAGCATGGAATGAGCGGAGCAGAATCGTTCCTGGTTAATTTGATCCGCTCCAGATCGCGCGCCTTTAGCGCTGGCGTGGTCGGCGCGCCCTTCTACGCGTTGTGCGACGAATTGCAGTTATACGCCCCCCAAGGCGTGCGCATTGTGCCCGCTGCGCTGCTGCACGCGTTAAAAGAGGCCGGATGGCATGATATGGGGCGCCTGGCGTCGCGCGAGTATCAAACCAAAAAGCACATATTTTGCGCGCCTGAATTGGCCCATAGCACGCGCTCAGAGTTGCGCAGGGCCATAGAAAAAGCCCCCGAAGGGGCTTAATCAAGGTCTAGCAGGATCGCCAGGATCGCGGCCACCAGGGCCGCTAAGACTATGAGCACAAAGCCCGCGTCGCATCGTCGCGGGTTTTCTCGTTGTCGTCGTCTAATAAGGCGGCCAGCACATCGCCCAGGTGCGTGCTGCGTGCTATTTCATCACCCAGGGCGCGCTGTAGACTGTCGATGCGGTCGAGCAGGTTCGCGGTTTGAATGTTGCCGTTGATGTAGGCGTGTCGTTCGTCAATCATAAGTACCTCACTAATAAAACGGCCAGAATCAGGCCAATTGAGACGGCCAGCGCAGCGCTGGCGATGGGGCGCGCAGGCGGCGCCGGTTTATAGTGTTCGCGCATTTTTCAATTCCAAGGTTATAGCGCGCGCCAACTGGCGCGCATCATGGGTCAATTTATCGGCCATCATGGCCCGGTCGATCTGTTCGTTCGTGGGCTGCACTGGCGCCGGTGGCGGCGCATATGGCCGCAAAATGGCCTCAAATAGCGGGTGAATCATAGTCCACTTACCCGGTAGCACGCGCCATCACTGCGCTGCACGTCAATGGTGCCTGCGCGATGTATGGCCAGGATTAGCACACGTTCGAGGCGGCCATATAGTGAGATATGGATATATTGTCCGATTTTCATTTTGCGGCCTCTAATTGTTCTAAAAATTCAATCGCGTTGTTTAACGCGTCGCCTATAGTTTCGGCGCTGCCATCGCTTTTCTCTTGATTTTTAACGACGCGCGACAATGCAGCGCGCACGTCGTATAAATCGAATAATGCATTTTGAATGTGTTCCATAATTTACTTTCGTTTACTGTATCGGCCAGGATTAGCCCGTAAACGCTGGCGCGCAGCGCTTGCAGATAACCCTACGCTGCCAGGCGCAGATTAATCACGCGATGGCGCGAGCCATGCGCAGGGAATGCCACAATGGCCGCGCGCTGGCGCTGGCATAGTTGACACGTGGCGCAGCTGACGTCGTCGCGTTGTGTGGCCGGGCAAATAACAACCGGGCGCCCTGCTGGCGTCGTTGTATTGGCCGTCGTCGTTGACGGCACGACGACGACGACCGGACCGGCATTTTGATCGGCCAAATAATCGGCATCGGCCAAATCATTGGCGGACAGATTGACAGTAAAGCCCCATGTATTGGCGTGCCGGATCCATGCGATGCTGGCCGCGTCGCGATGATGCGAATAAGTAAAGCCCCGGCGGCCAGCATTGGCCGCGACCAATTGGCCAAGCTTCACGGCATCAATTGTGCCGTCTACTTGGGGTAAATCGCCTGCCTGATTGTGGCGCCACAATTGGCCATCGGGCAGTGCTGCGATCGATTGTGTGAATTGGCCCCATGTGGTGCCGCGTGTGCCGTTGGAGACTGCCGCCCAATGTAGCGCGAGCGGCCCGCTGGCCGCGTAGCATTCTGCGCGCATGGCGCAGTCTGCCGGGCAGCTGTCGCGCTCTGTGGTGGATACTGGAATTGGGCCGGTTTTGACATTGGCCGATTTGGGGGATAGGTGCACTTGCATGATTTGCCTTTACTGTAGTGGATTGACGGCCAGGCTTGGCGCCTGGCCGGGTTTGAATTATGCAATGAATTCGCGATTGTTAACTACGCCATGCGCCAGTGCAATGGCCATGATCTCGTTTTGTGATTTGCTGGTGCGCGCGGCGCGATACAGTGCGGACAATGCGCGCGCCATGTAATCGGGGCCAAGCCCGGCGGCGCTGTAACGAATGATTGTGCTGATTTCGCGGTTTTCTGATTTGGTCATGATTTGCCTTTACTTTATTGCATGGCGATGTTGCCATGCCTGTATTGTAAGGGATTTTCTTGCATTGTCAATGCTTATTTTCTAGGTGTTTACCCTATGTGGGCTGTTTTGTTGGCGTTTTGATGGCGTGATGTTGGCGCTGCGAATCCGGGGCTTTTCGCTCTTAGTTGGCAGTATTGGCTGTTTGATTTATATATGTTTAGGAATTAATTGTATATTTTATAATGTGAAATGTATGTAAAAGAGCTGGAGCGATTTAAATTGGCTGTCTAAACCGCCAACACTGCCTACATCGCCGCCAACCCCATGATTCACGCATAAATCCGCGCGCCACGCTGGCGCATGGTGTTGGCCATGTTGGCTATTTGGTTTGCATGGCCAACACTGCCAACACCTGCCAACCTTGACCTGCCAGCCCCAAGCCCGTAACTCGATGGCGTTGGCATAGCCAACATAGCCAACACCTACCGCCCAGGTAATCCCTTAACATTTTGCGTAGGATTTTGGCTGAGGGGGTGGGGGTAGGGCCGAGCGGAAGGGCCAACGTTGACGGAGGGCTCACAAACAAAATTTTTTTTTGGTATAAACTCACAGCACACGCCACCAGGCGAAGGAGAACAGATGTTCAAATCACTGCCGCTTACAGTTCGCCATGTCAAGGCCACTGAATCGCGCTTGCAAGCAATCTACGACGCCGGTAAGCTGGGGCTCAAGGGCGACACACTGGCGCTTGCTTCTGGTATGCGACCTGACGAGTACCGCCATTTGTGCCAATTTGACCCACTGGCCGAGATGGCCGCAATCAAAGGCAAAGCGGACGGCGAACGCGAGATGGCGCAGATATTGCATAAGGCCGCCCAAGAAGGCGACGCCAAGGCGGCGCTTGAAATCCTCAAGCACCAACACGGCTGGGTGGCCAAGCAGTCCATCTCGGTGGACATTGACCAGCGCATTTCTATCACCCAGGCGCTTCAAGAAGCCGAGTTGCGCGTAATTGAGGTTGTCGATGCAGTCCACCAAATACAGCGCTGAAGACGAACAGGAACTGATGGCGCGTCTGTGGACGCCGCGCATCAAGGACAACCCACTGAATTTTGTGATGCTCACGTTCCCGTGGGGCGTCAAGGGCACGCCGTTGGAACACTTCAAGGGGCCGCGCAAGTGGCAGCGCGAGGTGCTGCAAGACATCGCCGACCACATCCAAGAGAACAAAGGGCTGTTGGACTTCAACGTGCTGCAAGAGGCGATCTCGTCGGGGCGCGGTATTGGCAAGTCGGCCTTGGTCAGTTGGGTCACGATTTGGATGCTGTCCACCCGCATCGGGTCATCGACCATCATCTCGGCCAACTCGGAAAGCCAGCTAAGATCAATCACCTGGGCCGAGATCACCAAGTGGCTGGCGATGTCGCTCAACTCGCACTGGTTTGAGGTTAGCGCCACCCGGCTGATGCCCGCCAAGTGGCTGACTGAACTGGTCGAGCGTGACCTTAAGAAAGGCACGCGCTACTGGGGCGTCGAGGGGCGGCTGTGGTCGGAGGAGAACCCAGACGCCTACGCCGGTGTGCATAACTACGACGGGGTACTGGTCATCTTCGACGAGGCATCGGGTATCGCCGACGCGATCTGGGCGGTGACCAGCGGCTTCTTTACAGAGAACACGCCCAACAGGTTCTGGCTGGCGTTCTCCAATCCGCGCCGCAACACGGGGTACTTCTACGAGGCGTTCAACTCCAAGCGGGAGTTCTGGAAAACCAAGGTAGTGGACGCCCGCACGGTCGAGGGCACCGACAAACAGGTCTACGAGCGGATCATCCAAGAGTACGGCAGCGACAGCAGTCAAGCGCACGTCGAGGTCTACGGGATGTTCCCCAGCGCCGGGGACGACCAGTTCATCCCAGCCGACGTGGTGGACGAGGCCATGAAGCGGGAGCGGTACAAAGACCTGTCGGCGCCGATCATCATCGGGGTCGATCCGGCGCGCTACGGCGCCGACGCCACGGTCATCGCTGTGCGCCAGGGGCGGGACATTGTGAACATAGCGCGGCACCGGGGCGACGACACTATGACGGTGGTCGGGCACGTCATTGAGGCCATAGAGGAGTACAAACCGACGCTGGTGGTGATCGACGAGGGTGGGCTGGGCGCTGGGATCGTGGACAGGCTCAAGGAGCAGCGGTACAAAATCAAGGGTATAAACTTCGGAAACAAGGCGAAAAACCCGATAATGTACGGAAATATGCGCGCCCAGATGTGGGGCGAGATGCGGGAGTGGCTGAAATCTGCTAGTATTCCGACCGACAGGTTCTTGAAGACGGACTTGATTTCGCCTAAGATGAAGCCTGATTCACGTGGAACAATTTTCTTGGAGAGCAAGAAAGATATGAAATCGCGGGGCCTTGCATCACCAGACGCAGCGGACGCTATTTGCGTGACGTTTGCTTTTCCTGTGGCCCACCGCGAGTATACTGAGCCGACACGCCGCGTCAACTCCCAAGGCAGCGCGGTACATAACTCATGGATGGGGTCTTAATATGCCGCTGGTCAAATCAAAATCACCTGAAGCCTTCCGCAAGAACGTGGCGGCTGAAGTTAAGGCTGGTAAGCCGGTCAAACAGGCCGTCGCCATAGCGTACGCGGCTAAGCGCAGCGCCCCAACCCCAGCTAAGAAGAAATAATGGCTGACTACACAGGCATAGCAGCCGCAGGCGCGGTAGCCAACGGAGGCGGTCAAAAAGACAGCACCTCCAGCGTACTGGCCACCGCCCGCAGCCGACTGGACATGGCGATCTCGGCACTTTCGGAAAGCCGGGAAGACGAGATCGACGACTTGAGATTTTACGCCGGTAGCCCGGACAACCAGTGGCAATGGCCCGCTGATGTGCTGGCCACTCGCGGCGCGGTGCAGGGTCAAACGATCAACGCCCGCCCATGCCTGACCATCAACAAACTGCCGCAGCACGTCCGGCAAGTGACCAATGACCAACGTCAAAACAGGCCAACTGGCAAAGTTATTCCAGCCGATGACCACGCCGACATCGACGTCGCCGAAGTATTTAACGGCATGGTCAGGCATATTGAGTACATCTCGGACGCAGATGTCGCTTACGACACCGCCTGCGAAAACCAAGTCTCCTACGGCGAAGGCTACATCCGTCTCCTGACTGAGTATTGCAGCGACGACACATTTGACCAAGACATCAAAATTGGCCGGATTCGCAACAGTTTCTCGGTTTACATGGACCCGACCATCCAAGACCCGTGCGGCTCGGATGCCAAGTGGTGCTTTATCACCGAGGACATCTCCAAAGACGATTATGTGCGGATGTACCCCGACTCGGCGCCTATCACAACGCTGCAAACGCTGGGTGTAGGCGACCAAAACCTATCACAGTGGCTCAATGAGGACACGATCCGCATCGCTGACTACTATTACGTTGATTACGACAAGGGCACGCTCAATTTGTACCCTGGCAACGCCACGGCGTTTAACGGAACCCCCGAAGACAAGCAGTTGCGGGCTGTTTATGGCAAGCCCAAAAAGTCGCGCCAGTCTGACCGGCCACGGATCAAGTATTGCAAGATTAACGGGTACGAAATCCTTGAAGAACGCGAGTGGGCGGGCAAATATATCCCCGTTGTACGCATTGTTGGCAATGAATTTGAGGTTGACGGTCGCTTGTATGTCTCTGGCCTAGTGCGTAACGCCAAGGATGCCCAGCGGATGTACAACTATTGGGTATCCCAAGAGGCCGAAATGCTGGCTTTGGCACCCAAAGCACCATTTATTGGGTACGGTGGCCAGTTTGAGGGATATGAAAACCAGTGGAAAACAGCAAATACGACCAACTGGCCGTATTTGGAGGTCAATCCAGACGTTACAGACGGCCAAGGCGCCGTTTTGCCACTGCCACAGCGGGCTCAGCCCCCAATGGCGTCCACCGGCCTCCTACAGGCCAAAGCTGGGGCTGCTGAGGACATTAAATCGTCCACTGGGCAGTACAACGCATCTTTGGGCATGACATCCAACGAGCGCAGCGGCAAAGCCATCTTGGCCCGCCAGCGCGAGGGCGATGTTGGGACTTACCACTATGGTGACAACTTGGCCCGTGGCGTGCGTTACCTGACGCGCCAACTGATTGACCTGATCCCCAAAATCTACGATACCCAGCGCATTGCGCGGGTGATTGGCGAGGACGGCGAGACAAGCATGGTTAAGATCGACCCGATGCAAACCGAGCCGGTCAAGAAGATCATGGATCAGCAGGGCATCGTGATCGACAAAATTTACAACCCCGGCGTCGGCAAGTACGACGTGGTAGCCACCACCGGCCCAGGCTACGCGACCAAGCGCCAAGAGGCGCTGGAGGCGATGGGCCAACTGTTGCAGGGCAACCCGCAGCTATGGCAGGTGGCCGGTGACCTGTTCGTCAAGAACATGGACTGGCCGGGCGCCCAAGAGATGGCCAAGCGGTTTGCCAAGACGATTGACCCCAAACTCATGCAAGACGGCGACAAGCCGCCTGAGTTGCAGGCCGCTGAGCAGCAGATTCAGGCGATGGGCCAAGAAATGGAGCAGATGCACCAGATGATCGTGAATGCTGGCAAGTCGATTGAGGCGCAGGATATGCACCGCAAAGACTTTGAGGCCACGGTCAAGGCGTACCAAGCTGAGACACAGCGCATTTCCGCTGTGCAGGCGTCTATGTCGCCCGAGCAGATTCAAGACATCGTGCTGGGCACCGTCCACGGCATGATTACCTCTGGCGACTTGGTGTCTGAGATGCCAGGGCGTGATGTAGACACCGAGATGCCGCAAGAAGGCATGGAGCAGATGCAACAACCTATGGGAATGCCACAATGAAAGCCGCAGATTTTGTAGGAATGCTATTTCTAGCCCGTGACGTTGCCCACAGCGTCCATTTGAACACGCGCAGCTACTCCAAGCACGTCGCGCTCAACACCTTCTATGACAGCATCATTGACCACGCAGATGCGTTTGCAGAAGCCTATCAGGGCCGTCACGGTCTGATGGGGCCAATTACGCTGCATTCGGCCACCAAAACGGCCAATATCATCGACTTTTTGAAAAGCCAACTTGACGAAATCGAGAAGGTGCGCTACGACGTGTGCGATAAATCTGACTCGTCGCTCCAGCAACTCATTGATAATATCGTGGAGTTGTACCTGTCCACCCTGTATAAACTCCGCTTTTTAGCATAAGGAACCATCATGGCACTCTACAAACAAGGCAATGCAGACTCGCAGGTCAAGATCGGCGGCGGCAAGCTGTACGGCGTTTTTATTTCCTCAACTACCAGCGGCACTTTTGCGTTGTACGATAGCGCTACGGCCAGCACCGCAGACCCTAAAATCGCCAACACTGTGACCGTGACCGCAGGCACACAGTACATATCATTCCCCGCAGGTATCTGGTTTAGCAAAGGTCTGTACATTGACATTGCTAGTACCATCGAATACACAATCGTGTACGAATAAGGAGCGCCGCAATGGCAGATGTAAAGATTTCCCAACTGCCAGCAGCTACGACCCCTTTAACGGGGGCTGAGCAAGTTCCGCTGGTACAAGGTGGTGTCACCAAACGCACCACTGTTTTAGACCTGGGCGCTTCTCAGACCTTGCAGACCGTTACGTCCAACGGCGCCAGCACGACCATCAACTCGCTGTTTAACGGTGCCAATATCGGCACTTTTAGCGGCGTTCCAGCAGTCACGTCTGTTGGCTCAACAGTGGGCTTGGCCAACTCAACCAACGCCGTTGTTCTTGTGGCCGACGCATGGCGCGGCACCAGCAACAACAACATCAACTTGGGCGCGTCTGGCTACAACTGGAACAACATCTACGGCACGACCTTTAACGTAGGCTCGGGCACGGCCAGCATGACGGCCTCGGGCAACAACCTGGTGCTGAACGCCGTGGCGGCTGCCGTGGCAGGCGTTGGGTTTGCTCCGGCCACAGACAACTTGTATTTCTTGGGTGGTTCGTCACTCAGGTGGAAAGCCTTGTACTTGGGCGACGGCGCCCTGACTTGGAATTCCTACGCCATCCCAGCCCCGACCGGCGGCACAACGACCTTTTTGCGTAACGATGGCACTTGGGCCGTCCCAGCAGGCGGTGGTGGCGGTTCGGGCACGGTCACCTCGGTTTCGGTTGTTTCTGCGAATGGACTTGCTGGCACGGTGGCCACGGCCACAACCACTCCGGCCATTACGCTGTCTACCAGCATTACCGGCGTCCTCAAAGGCAACGGAACGGCCATTTCTGCGGCTACAGCAGGCACTGACTATGTAGCCCCCGGCGGCGCCCTTGGGACGCCATCCAGCGGCACTTTGACCAACGCTACGGGCCTCCCGCTGACAACCGGCGTGACGGGCTTGCTGCCTGTGGCCAACGGCGGCACTGGCACGGCTACACCTGCGCTGGTCGCGGGCACCAACGTGACCATTACAGGCACTTGGCCAAACCAGACGATTAACGCGTCCGGCGGCGGCAGCATGACTTACCCAGGGGCTGGCATTGCCAACTCCACCGGCTCGGCTTGGGGCACGTCTTACAGCACCACGGGCACCGGCACAGTGCTGGCTTTGGCCACATCGCCCACCTTGGTGACGCCCGTGCTGGGCACGCCCACATCGGGCAACTTTAGCACCGGCACGTTCACTTGGCCAACGTTCAACCAAAACACTTCTGGCACGGCTGCGGGGCTATCTGCTACCTTGGCTGTGGCTTCTGGCGGTACAGGGCAGACGACCTATACCGACGGGCAATTGCTGATCGGCAATACCACAGGCAACACACTTACAAAAGCCACGTTGACTGCGGGCACTGGCGTCACCATTACCAACGGGGCGGGTGCCATTACCATTAACGCCACGGGAACTGGCGGCACAGTGACGTCAGTAGCTGCGTTGACTTTGGGCACCACAGGTACAGACGTTTCGTCTACTGTGGCTACAGGCACCACAACCCCTGTCATTACGCTTAATCTGCCGTCTGCATCGGCTACCAATCGGGGCGCGCTCACCGCTGCTGACTGGACTACGTTTAACAACAAAGGCTCGGGCACTGTGACTTCGGTTGGCTGGACAGGTGGTATTGTGTCGGTAGCTACAGGCACGACAACCCCAGCGTTCACAATCGCGGGAACTTCTGGTGGCGTGCCGTACTTTAATAGCGGAACAACCTGGGCCACATCGGCTGCTTTGGCGGCCAATGCTTTGGTTGTTGGCGGCGGGGCTGGGGTTGCTCCTGCAACCGTTACTACAGGCACTGGCGTTGTTACGGCGCTTGGCGTAAATACTGGGACTGCGGGCGCTTTTGTAGTCAACGGCGGCGCTTTAGGAACTCCATCAAGCGGAACGCTCACTAGCGCAACTGGGTTGCCTTTAACAACTGGCGTTACAGGAACTTTGCCAATTGCCAATGGTGGCACTGGCCTGACAACCACGCCAGCAAACGGCGCCTTAGACATCGGCAATGGTACGGGCTTTACCCGTACTACTTTGACCGCTGGCACAGGCATTACAGTCACCAACGCATCCGGAGCTATCACAATTGCTGCTGCTGGTGGCAACACTCCAATCGGTACAGACCTTGCCTCTACTGACTACAATTTGACAATGCCAACTGCTTTGGCCTCAACTACTGGTGCCCCAGTAATGCAAGCAGTGTCTCTTGATGGAACAAAAGAATTAATGCTGATTGGTGGTAATTCATCATTACAAGCAGTTGTTTGGGACGGAAGCGCTTTTGGCACAATGGTTCTTGTTAGAAGTGGAGATTTTTCTACTAGAAGAAGTTGCGCTATTATTGCTTTATCATCCACTTCTGTTTTAGTTTCATCTTTAGTAGATATTACCACAGCACTTCAAACTGTTGTTTTATCTATTAGCGGAACTACTATTACAGTAAATACGGCTGTTTCTACTACTTTAGGCGCAACTTCAAATCTAATTAATCAAGATACTAGATTTGTTGCTTGTGGTTCTTCCTATGTATTAAATTATTTTAAGGACGGCACTTTGGCTCCGTGTTTTAGAGCAATTACAGTAAGTGGAACAACTCCAACTGTTGGCTCAGAATTGGCGTTATTAAGTGGGCAATATACTTATGCTCATTCTTATGCTTATACAAGTTCAGTTTTGTTAAGTTTAAGCAGTGATTCAAACAATATTTATGTTCAACCAATATCTGTTAGCGGAACAACGCTTACATTAGGAACTAGCGCAACAATTGTTAATAGCAGCGCAGTCTTTGTTTCTGGTGTGCTTAGTTCTGGTCGCGTAGCAATTGCATATCCTACAAGTGCAAATGCAAACGTTTCTTGTTCTATTATTTCAGTAACAACAACGGTCGCGTCTGTATCAACAGCAGGAACAACTTTAAATGTTACAACTTTGTACCCAGTAATGCAAGTTTTTGGCACACAGGCTTTTGTGTTATCTGGTTATGGAGCAAGTGACCAAATATCAGTTTTAACTGATACTGCTGGGGTTGCAAGCGTTGGAACACCAGTAACGCCACTTCAAGGCAGTAGAATGGTTGGATATTTAAGCACAGGAAAAGTATTTTTATCAAGCGTTACAAATGGAAATTCTTCTTATTATCAATATGGAATTTCTTCAGGAGCAGCAGTTGTTGAGAAAACATTTCCAAATGTAACAAGTACAACAACTATTGTTGTTCAAACTTTTGGTAATACAGTTTATTATAATCAACCGTTATCTGGCCCTGCCGTATCTGGGAATAATTCTTCTTTTGTGCCATTAAGAACATCTGCTGGAAAAACATCATACGCTTCAACAACATTTTTGCCATTTTCTACTAGCATTGATGGTTCTTACATCGCAAAAACACAACAAAGCCCGTATACAAGCACTGGTGTTTTTAATGACGGTATATCAACAACAACGGCATGGGGGTTCCCAGCATTGCAATCAACAACAACAACAAATTTAGTAATAAGAAAGATTGTTCTATCATGAAAAAAATTATTACTCAGTCGGGTAAGTTTGGCCCATATAACAATGTTGAAGTTCTTGATGATCGTTACCATGTAGATGGTGCTGACCTTCCTTTTACGGTTATTGGACAAGGCGAGATTAGCGATGTTGTAGACGGGGATTTTCCAGTTGTTGTGGTTCGTCCACCGTACGATGAAACAGCAACATCTGTGCGTGAGCAACGCAGCGCCAAACTGGCCGAGTCGGACTGGACTCAGCTTACCGATGCGCCGATAAACAGCGCGCTGTGGGCTGTCTACCGCCAGCAGCTACGCGATGTACCTAGTCAAGTTGGCTTTCCGTGGGAGATAAATTGGCCCACACAGCCCTAAAAGATACGGCATAATGCCCGAAAACGTACTGGTGCGCTCACCAGGGATTCTATGGAATCGAAAAAATGTCAGAAGAAATCCTAGCGGAAGTTGAATCCGTGCCAGATCAGGTTGCAACGGCTGCGCCTGAGACTGAAGTTAAAACGCCGGAAGTAGAGACGCCCAAGACCTTCACACAAGAAGATTTGGACGCAGCTATTGGAAAACGCCTTGCAAGAGAGCAACGAAAGTGGGAACGGGAACAAGCGCAACGCCAAGCAGAAGTGCAGACGTTGAGGGCTCCAGCCGCCCAGTCCGTTGACCAGTTTGAGACACCTGAAGCCTATGCAGAAGCATTGGCCCTCCAGCGTGCCGAAGAACTTGTCGCCAAACGGGACGCGGCCAAACAGCAATCGCAAATTCTTGAAAGCTACCACGAACGTGAAGAAGAAGCCCGTGGCAAATACGAGGACTTTGAACAAGTCGCGTACAACCCCAAACTTCCGATCACCGACGTGATGGCAGAGACGATCCGATCTTCGGATGTTGGGCCTGAGTTAGCTTACTACCTCGGTTCTAACCCCAAGGACGCGGAACGCATCTCCCGTATGTCGCCACTCGGTCAGGCAAAAGAGATTGGGAAGATTGAAGCCAAATTGGCCGCTGATCCTCCTATGAAACGTACGACATCCGCGCCAGCGCCAATTTCGCCTGTCACCGCCCGATCCACTGGATCACCGGCCTATGACACTACTGATCCACGGTCTATCAAGACTATGTCGGATTCGCAGTGGATTGAAGCCGAACGGGCACGCCAGCGTAAGAAGTGGGAAGCGCAAAACCGCTAACTTTTTTAAGGACTTTTTTTCATGTCTAATAGTATCCTAACCATTGATATGATTACCCGGAAGGCTCTCGAAATCCTCGAGAACAACCTGGTACTCACCCGTAACGTAAACCGTCAGTACGACGACAGCTTCGCTGTTGAAGGTGCCAAGATCGGTTCCACCCTGCGTATCCGTTTGCCTGACCGCGCTTTGGTCACTGACGGTGCCGCCCTGCAAGTTCAGGACGACAACGAGCAGTTCACCACTTTGACGGTTTCTACCCAAAAGCACATCGGCGTCAACTTCACATCTGCTGAATTGACCATGCAATTGGATGACTTTGCTGAGCGTGTGTTGAAGCCGCGTATTTCCCAGTTGGCCTCCAGCATTGACGCTGATGTTGCCAATGCCTACAAAACCATCGGTAATAGCGTTGGCACTCCCGGCACCACTCCTTCGACTTCGTTGGTCTTGCTCCAAGCCCAGCAAAAGCTGAACGAGAACGCTGCTGTGATGAACCCCCGCTATGCAACGGTTAACCCCGCTGCAAACGCTGGTCTGGTTGAAGGCATGAAAGGTCTGTTCAACCCCACCGAC